ATGAATAATAGGATTCCGGATAAACCCTTTAAAACTTATGATGAACAGGTAGATTTACTGATTAATCGCTATGGTCTTAAAATTAAGAACAGGCCCTTCGCTATAGCAGCTTTACAGTCGTTAACTTATTATGACCTTATCAACGGATATAAAGAATGTTTTATGCATAAAATAACTGATACGAACGGTAATATTAGTTATAAGTATTCTGGTGATATCCCATTAGAATTCATATACTACTTCTCATTAGTGGATAAGGATATTCAGGCTTTACTTTTTAAATATAGTACAATAATTGAGAACAGTTTTAAGTCTAAAATGGCCTATGTTATTTCTAAGAACTTCGGTGTCTTTGAAGATACATATTTAAGCCCTGATAATTACTTTAAAAGCCATCATAATATTCTTCTATCTGATGTTTTAGAATCATGCCATAATGCTTATGATGAAAGTAAAGGTTATAAGCTTCAACAACCTACAAATTATTATAAGCATCGCCACAATCATATTCCAGCATGGATTTTATTTAAAAATGTATCTTTCAGTAAAATAATAAATTTATACCAATTATTACATAGAACAGAGAAAGTTGAAGTTTCAAAGTTAATATTGCCTAGTAATGCCATTTCTTATAGTACTAAGGCTGAATTTATAATTGGAGCACTAAATTTAATTAGAGCGTTTAGAAATAAAATCGCTCATAATTTAAAATTTGTAACCTATAAAAGCCGATCCCGGGTAAAACCTGATGCACTACTTGGGATATTGCCAAAATGTCTACTTACTAAAAAAGATACCAAAAAACATGCCTTGAATGATATTTATGCATATATTCTTTGTATATATTCTCTTTTAGGTGATGATTACCTCAAAAAAACTTTCGCATTTGAATTATTAACCAGACTTCGCTCCCTTCAACAAAGCGATAATAAAAAAGCTTTATCAGCTTTTTCTTATTACTTAGAGATAACCGAATTACCAAACGATGTACTCTTTAGATTTAGTAATTACCTAAAGTTAAATAAATAAAAATAGCGGCTTACCGAGATTACTGGTAAGCCGCTTATTTATACTATCTGGTGCGGGTGACAGGATTTGAACCTGCAAGCCGTAAGGCGTCAGATCCTAAGTTTTGTGGGTAAAACCCGCTAACGCAGGAACTGCCTGCCAGCGCGGACTGCCAATTTTGCTACTCGGTAATATTTGGTAATTTAAGGTATTTTAGGTTTGCAAAAGTAGTCAAAAAGTAGTCAAAAAAAATATGGGTACCAGGTTAAATCTGATACCCTTTTACTCATTTTATGCCAATTTGCAAACCGCTGCCGTTCCCACTATGGATGCCAGTGCTACCCAGCCCGCCGTTTGTATCTTTTGTCTCTTTGCTATCAGTCTTTCCCGTTTTATCTGGGTAGACAGTAGATTTAAAGATTGATTCATTTTCTCTACCGAGGCTAAGGCAATCTGCTGTGATTCCTTCGCTTTCAATGTCTCTTGCTCGGCTTTCTGAAATTGACTGGTCAAGAGCTTCACTTGTTCTTGCTGCTGCTCTGATTGACTGCTCCGCGCTGTCTGTAACTCTGCCTGCTTCTCCAAGAGCTTGTTTTGCTGCATCGTGTTCGCCTCTAATTTCTGCCATGTACTTAGAGGTACTAGCACCATTTTCTCGCCCTGAACTGTTACCACCTTCGGAGCCGGTAACCTCTCTGCCGCCTGCCCAATAGCCGGCAACATACACAATAAACAGAATAATGATAATAACCGCAACGATGCAGATATTCTTTTTATGCTCGTTAAAAAATTCAATCATTTCACCACCTCAACACTATTGCTATAATGCCCAAGAAAATCTCTAACGCGTTTTCCTCTTCATGCCAGGAGAAACCTATCATAAGAGTGCCTAGGTTAAAATTATATATTTCTACTTCCATTTGTGCCTCCGTTACATAAGGTTGCCCTTACTATCGCACTCTATTTCTTCGCCATCCTCGTATACCCAATAATAGGTATCAGAGCGGACATCGACATGGACATAATCCATATCCCTGTTACGTTCAACGCCGCCAAAGCCAATTTCAACGGCTAAATCTGCCAGTGCTTCCCTGTCAGTGTTATCGCAGTAAATGTCAGCAGCTTCGCCGTATAGATGACGGCTGTTTGTGGCCCCGCCTACAGCTCTATTATGAGCTGGGCAGCGGTACATGCATGTAACATGAATAGGCTCGCCCACTAATTCTCTAAGCTGATCAAGTTTATCCAATAAATCTTGAGAAATACCGCCCTCCGGTAATCTACCACAGCAGTGGCATGTCATTTCATCCGTGCTAAAATATTTTGCCATTAAATACACCTCCGCAATAAAAAATAGCTAGGCAGGCACCCTTGTACAATAGGTGTATAGAACGAAATCTATACCAAGAGCGCACCCTACCTAGCTATTAAGCAAAAATTGTTATTTGCCGCATCCGCCGCGGCGCTTTTTATTTTGTACCATGGTTATCACCTCCTAGGCTAATTTTCCCTTTGATAAATGTTAATAAGGCTGCGGCCATTGATACCCCAGCATCGTTAAGGTTTTCCAGAACGGATAAAAGCTCCGTGGCGCTTATGTAGGTAACAACCAGGCTTAGCAGCATATCTGGCTTATGTGTAAGCCGAATAATGTAGTCGCCTGTACCCGCAGCGATAATAAGGATTAAGTAAGTAAGCATCTTGTTAGCGAATTGCTTTCTCATAACCTCGCTTTGGATATACTCTGCCCTGTGAGCATTTGGGATATTCTTTACGCAATCCCACAAAGAAGGCTCCGCATTGGCATCGTTATCCATAATGAGTTTGTATGACAGTGCCAGCCATTTTGTGAAACAGTCAATAAATTCCAATAACACGAAAAGTAAAAAGAGATGTAAATGTAATTGGAAAATCTCCGATACAAATAAGCTTATGAGTGTAGCTACCGCTTTTGCTGGCCACGCTTCAACTAAATTTTGTAATGTGCTTAAAGCACTGTCTAAAATATGGTTCATTACTTTTATCCTTTCACAATGAAATTTTTGTGTCTTATAACGCTGATTATGCCCCAAAACGGCGTACCTGTGGGAACGCTCATAGACTATGCCGGGCAAACTGCTCCTGCCGGTTATCTTGTCTGCGATGGCAGTTTAGTATCGCGTACCACCTATGCAGATTTATTTAAAGCTATTGGTACCTTGTACGGCACGGGTGACGGCAGCACTACTTTCGGTCTGCCTAACCTGATAGATAAATTCAAGCAAGGCGCAAGCAGTGCTGGCACGTATAAAGAAGCTGGCCTGCCAAATATTAAAGGCTCTTTGCAAGGTGATGTATTTGGTGCAGGGATTTCTCTTAATTTTACGAATTTAACAGGAGCATTTAGTGCCTCAAATGGTAACCTTTACAGCTTAACAGGTAATGGGCAAATTGGTAATACCAATAATGCATTTTTACAGTTAGATGCTTCGAAATATTCTTCCGTATATTCTGATACCGTTACTACCGTCCAGCCCCCAGCTTTAACAGTTTTACCTTGCATTAAATACTAACGTCCGAATACGCTGATTATGCAAAATTATCCGGCAACGGAGTGCCTACCGGAACATTGATAGATTTTGCCGGTTCCACCGCTCCGGATGGCTACCTCGTTTGTGATGGCAGCGCCGTAAGTAGAGCGACTTACGCTGATTTATTTAAGGTAATTGGTACCCTATACGGAGCCGGTGATGGTAGCTCAACATTTGCGCTGCCAAATCTCATAGACCGCGTTAAACAAGGCGCCAGCACTGCTGGTACCTATAAAGAGGCAGGCTTACCAAATATCACAGGACGTATAGTTGCTTGGGGTGCAAGGTCGCCATTTGGTTCTGAATTTGCGGGAAGTATTTATGGAAGTACTGAAGATACAATGATGGCAAATGTAGGTACAACCGCACCAAGTATGAGCTATGATATTTTAAATTTTGATGCTTCTCGTAGCTCTGGTATTTATGGGAAATCAGACACAGTACAAATGGCTGCCCTTTGTGTACTGCCTTGTATAAAATACTAATACTTAATGCAAGGAAGTACTGTAAGTGCAGGCGGTTGCACTGTGCTTACACTATCGGAGTAAATACTGTTATAAGTGGAAGCGTTAAAACCAAGTTCACTTGGCACACTACTTTGTGTAGACAAAATGCTAACTTGATAAGTATTAGAATTACTACCTTTGGAAAATGCACCATTACACCCACCTAAGTTAATACCTCCTGCACCATAGATACCAATATTTGCACCACCTTTAATATTCGGTAGCCCAGCACTCTTATAAGTACCAGCAGTAGAGCTACCTTGTTTAAATCTATCAATTAAATTAGGTAACGTAAACGTGGTACTTCCGTCACCAGTGCCGTAGATTGTACCTATAACTGCAAAAAGTGCTGAGTATGTTGTTCTGCTTACTGCGGAGCCATCGCATAATAAATAGCCGTCAGGAGCCGCGCTACCAGCAAAATCTATCAGTGTTCCGGTAGGCACTCCGTTGCCGGATAATTTTGCATAATCAGCGTTATCGGCCGTTCCGGTTACGTTACCTGTCAAATTACCAGTAATCATGCCTGTTACGGTGAGGTTAGTTAAAAAGGCATTTAACCATTTTTTCGCTGCCGTTCCTAACGAGCCCTCACCATCGGCACGTGGTACTATATTTCTTGTCGCCATTCTCTATACCTCCTTAGGCTCAACATCGCCGTTACTGTCCAGCACCCATTTAGTAGACACAGTGGGATTTACAGTAGGCTCTAAGCCACCGTCAACATCTATATCGAAAAAGTCCTCTATATCGCTGGTCTTAACGTAATCCGCTAAGCATGTAGCAATATACGCCTTAATCTTTAGCCATAAATAGGCCAGCCCATCTTTACTTAAATAGCTCATAAGTGCCTCCTATTAAGATGCTACAATGGTATCAATTTCCGTATTGGTAATCACTGCGGAGCTTTGCAGATAACCGCTCAAGTCCACGAAGCCGGCCAAGACATCGAAATAATAGCTTGTTCCATCCGCAATGACCGCAACGTTAGTGCCGGCAGGATAACTCTTTCCCGCGCCTTCAATGAAGCTTGCCGTGGTCGTGAAAGAGTCCGTAACGTTATAGACATAGCCAAGGTTAGAAGCACCAGGAGTAGGCAGGCTTGCAAAGGCCAAAGAGCCTGCTGGCTTGTACACGCTGGCTATTTTCCCGTCAATCTCATCTTTGCTGTATACATCCGTAATGCCGTAGCCTGCAATAGTGGTAGGCTTGTTATTGATATTGGCCCAATCTACCGCGGTAGCCTCACCACCAACGGAGCTGATAACGCCATCCGTGATTTTAATGGTCGTGCCATCAATCTTAACGCCGCCAAGTATGGAAGTGCTTGCAGTAGGCAGTGTATAGTTTTCCAAGCCATCAAGCTTAGTTTTGTATGCATCCGTGAAATCGTTAGTGGTCAGGCTCTTTCCTGTTACCTTGGCCACAAAGTTAGTACCTAGGTATGATTTAAGCTTTTCCCAGAAATAAAGCAGTCCGTCATAGTCTAAATATTTTTTAGCCATATTTCATTCCTCTTTTCTTACTTACTCATAATATCTAAAATCTCGCTATTACTGATTGCCGTATCAGGAGGCGTAAAGCCTAAGGCATTAATAACATTATCCTTATAAACGTTGAGCTTTCCACTTGCCTCGATGTTTAGGTTTTCGCCAATGATCACACCGCCAAGCCTAATAGTGGTTGCGGTAGGCAAAGTATAGCCGCCTGTACCGGTGTTACCGATAACCGCAAGAGCAATAGCGCTGTTACTATTTACGGAGGCGTTAACACTGCTGCCCTGGCTACCCACAACACCAATAATGTCACTCACTCGTAGTCACCTCTTCCGTAACGTTGAAGTCCAGCGGGCCAACAACCGTCTTAATCTTTTCTTTATCTCCGCCAAAAGTAATCTGCACATCAAATTTGTACGTGCCGTACTCAAGACTTTCAGTGTCAGCCGGCTTAATAGGGATTGTAACGGCATTATCTGTAACCGTTATGGAACCATCTTTGGTTGACTTTTTCACCTTGGCTGTAGCCATGCTCTCCTCCGTACTTTTTTTTACCGTGAAGTCGATAACATCGGCTGCCACCGGATTGTAAGGTGTTTTCTGCTCGGTGTCCTCAAAGAGTTTAACCACGATTGTATCTGCATCGCCTCTGATTATTGAATAGCTCCCATCATCTGCAAACATTTTCTCACCTCCCCAATAAAAAAGCCGCTGCATGAGCGGCTTTAAACTATTTATTTACTGGCCCTAAAAAGAACATTAAATCAGCTAATGGAACATGATTTATAATACTGAATTGCTGCATAATGGGCCCTAGACCGGTTAGAATATCTTTATCAGCCGTACCAGATTTACCCTTTTCTATGAGCTTACTATTAATTCGGTCAAACAATACTGTATATCTTGAAGTGTCTAAGGCGGAGGCAGGAGCGTTAGGCAGATAAAACATAAAACCACTGTACGTGCCCATGTCAAAAGTATTACCGCCTACAGTAAGCGCTAATTTGGTCGTTCTGGTATTATATTTTAGCGTACAGCCGTTATGGTATTTCTGCTCTAAATCCATTGACGGTTTAGCTACAGCGTCTACAGTAGTATAGTCCACGGCTTTTGTACGTCTCGTATAATAAAGGATTTTTTCGGGGTATGTAACACCTATCACATTGCCATCTGCATCATGCTCGGTAGCTTTTAAGGTGTAATTAATTTGGGCAGTTCTAACAAGTAAGTGTCTATCTGTTGTCACCGGGGCCAGCGGGTCCGAAGTGTCATTACAAGGAAAAATATCATCCGCTCCTGTAGGTTTATCAATCATTGTTGGTAAAGTACACAAAAATATCTGTTTATCCTGCCAAGAATAATTTGAATTTTGCACTTCTCTCTTAGCGTAATCTACACCACCTAATCTAGCTGAATAACTTTGTATGAATTTAGAAACAACATATTGGCCTTCCGGTAAGCTTCCGGAAGCGGGTATAATAACATCCTTGCCATAATATGATTTATACTCATAATGATAGTCAACGTGTGGTGTTCCTGTAGCAGTACTTTTAATATAATAATTCGGTAGCTGGTCTGGATCATCAAAGCCAGTAGCTTTTATGGTGCTATCATAATCATCGTCTAAAACTATAGCTGCAAGCCCTTGTGCATTTTCAGGCTTTAAAAGAAAGCTAATATGGTATGAGGCCTCATCCTCTGCCATATCGTCAGGATAGTATAACTTATTGCTACTGCTTTTTGCGTTTATACTAACTACGCTATTTGCATCATCCTTAACACAATCACAAGCCCAGGCAACTTCCCATAAATTCATTTCATAGGTAATCCTTGTGCCCTCTTTTTCAGATTTTGCGTTCCAATAATTGACAACATCGCTCTCCGTTGGTTCCAGTATGTCCTCCCAAACTATACCCGCTGAGGTATAATCGCTAAAAGCGCTATTGTATGCATTTTGGGCCATTGCCTTTAAGTTACCTGTAATTGCCTCTTCGCCGGTAAGGTCCTCACCTTTAACAGTGTATTTATATAAAGGTGTGGATGTTGATGTTTTGCTTGTTATGTTTCCAGTGCCATCGCTTGTAATTTCCTCATACCCATAACGATAATTAGAATGGAAAATGAATACAGGCTTGCCATCGGTATCATAATATGCATCTGTCAAAATGGCATCCACATCACCAAGGTCAATAGTTCCAAGTACAATAGTATGTGTTTTAACCTCCGTTTTTGTCAGTTCAGTATAGTGGAAATTACTCGTAACACTTACTCCTATGTCACTTGTTCCGCAAAATCTATCAGCCGCTGCATTATACAAGCTTACCTGGCCACCAACTTTATTGGTATCAGTAACGAGTGTATAGTTAAAACTGTTTGCATCAACTATGTACCAACTTCCCTTATAAATGACAAAGTAATCTCCTATAATCCCTCCGCCTGTAGCGTTCAACTGCGTTGAGGTCCTCTTGTTATTCCCAAAGGCATAGTTTCCCTCTGTCCAAACATCCTCGCCCTCAACAAAGGCCCTATTTCCCATTGGTATCTTTCGTCCTGAATTTGTAATTATGTCTTGCCCATCAATTTGTAAAACTGTCTCTCTAATCATTTTCCCACAATAACGGCCCTGCTCTTGTCAGAATTGAGCATGACATAAACCGTTTCCCCATCGTCAATTTCAATGTCCACAGCAACTTCGTATTGATAATACTTACCATCTACCAAAACATCCGAGCCTGTTATGGTTCCAGATTTAATAGTGCTGTTAGTGTTTTTACGTTGTGCCATTAATCGGCTAATAGTGGCTGCTAAATCTGTAACGCCGCCCATTAATACCACCTCACCATGCTAATCTGCTGAATAACACCTTTATCCGGTGTTTCTGATATATTATTACTCTCAAGGTAATATACATGCCCTTGGTATGTTACTGTATTAAGAAAATCTATCAGGCTTGTACCATAGTATGTAAGTGTAACCTTTTCGAGTATCTTATTATTAAGGCTGTCTATTTGTCCTGCAATCCTGCTTAATGTATCGCTATCACTAACATTAATTTGCATGCTCCCGCCAAACTTACCGGATAACTCAACACGCGCGGCTTTAGTATGTTTACCTTTACGGCTCTGCATCGTGCTGTTATGCCTAATAGAATACGGGCTTGCCTTGGCACCAGGATTACCGGTAATAATTTGCGAAGCTACTAGTTTTTGGTCCTTATAGGTTGTAACACTCCATTGCCCTTGGCCCATGTCACTGTATAGAGTAGTGTTTTCGTGTGATTCTGTTTCTGAAAAGGCCTCTTGGGTACCTTGGGTATCTGTGACATTATAGCCTGAGGTTTCCGTAGCTATAGTCTCCTTGCTTTGCACCAGATCATCGCCGTTATCTGAAATGGTATGTGTCAAGGTTGAGGTATTGACTATCTTAGTAACCACTTTATACGGCAGTGTAACCGTGGTCCAATCCGTAGGCAGTGTTACTATTGGTACCTCGGTTCTTGTCGTTACCTTGCTTAACAGGTTAGCAGGCGGATAAAATTTGCTGTAGTCGTAAGTCGTATTGCTCGTAATTGTGCCATCTGTACTGGCAAAAGCATCACTCTTTAACAAACCATAGGAATAGCTAAGTGTCTGCTGTCCGCTATCATCTGTATATTGCCCGCTCAGGTAGGTTGTAGCATCCGATGTGTCCGTGCTGTCATTTTTATTAGCATCGTTTAAATCACCTGATAAATAATATTTTTTGCTGCTATTAAATAAAAGGCTTAATTGCGACCAGGCAAATTTTACATTTCCACAAAAGCCAGTAATATCTACGGTGCCTACTTCATGCCCACGCTGTACCGCGTATATTGTTATTCCACGTTCAAATACATTAATCAGCGTGGATGGTAAAATATCTGTCCAGCCAAATAATTTTTGCAAAGCACTCGAATAGGTTTCATTACATACCCAAGAGTTAGTAGCGCTATCTTTTCTTTTTAAGCCGGTCGGTGTAAAATCGTCAAAATATTCTACATCGTCTCTATCCATTCCTCCTACAATTCTGGTAAAAATATCTCCTGCTTTCGCATCGCTTGGTAAATATCCTGCGTCAATATCTCCGTTTAATCGTTTTGCAATATCATAAGTACCGGTAATATTATATAAACCCGTAGTTTTATCTAAGGTTACCTCTTTAACAACAAAAGAAAAGGTCTGTCCTAAAATAGTTCTTTCAACCTTAAACCCTGGTAATATCTGGTCAACCGAAGTAGCGTTAAAAGTATCTGTTATTGTCTTAGATGCTAGGTTTATACTAATATTTTGTAATGTAGCCATAGGTTATACACCCCAAAGTTCAATAGTAGCGTCAACATGTGTCTTTTCAAATTGATCTGGCCACGTGTGCGCTTTAACCACTATCCGCATACCGGTTAATGTTTCTCCGCCATCGGTAATAACCGTAACCTTAGTACGGTTATTCCAATAGTTTTGTACGGTTGCCCAAGCTGCGGAGGTAAAGGTGGCCGAAAATTGGTAAATGTCGCCATTCTGGTATCTGCCTGCATCTAGGGCTTTATTATACGGGCTATCAATAAGTTTTACGTTAGTTTGTCTATCATCCGGAATGACATTCCAATTCCTAGCTTTGCCCAAGCTCTGAACATCACCAATTTTAATAGCCATTAGCCGTTCCTCCTAACGCTTCTACTACAGCAGGCTTGATTTTGTCTGCGACTTTATCAGCCAGAATATTAAGCTGGCCGTCATTGTCCACCATTGGATTATTAATTTCAACCTGAATAGGCCCGGTTAAATTGTATTGCTTACTGCCTTGCGCTCCGTTCATACCAGGAGCAGGCATGCTGCTTTCCAATCCCGGTACCAGGTTACCGGCACTATACTTTTTGATTTGCTCATACATCTTAATTAATTCGGGGCTGAATGTGTCACCAGGAGCAATGCCTAGCTTTGCCCTATCCTCTGCTACCCATTGCTGGCTTAACTGCGCCATAGCGTTCTTTTGCGGCAACTGGTAAGAGATTTTATTCCCGTTTGCATCCACGCCGCTAACAACGCCGGAGCTGTTCTGCTGGCGCATAGCCTCCCTTACCTCTTCAAGTCGTTTACGGTCTGATTTAATGGCTTCCAAGGCTGCATTACGCGCCGCGGATAACTTTTGCTCTTCCGCCCATTTTGTCGCTGCAACCTCATCAACGCCTTTCTGCTGCCAGGCTTTCTTTTCTTTGTCGATATCGTTTAAGCGATTCTGCAAAGAGCTCTGCCAAATAGAGTTCACCTTGCTTAGTGTCTCATCGTTAAACTTTTGCATAGCCTGGGCTTTTGCGGCTTCGGTGTATTGAGTAATATAAACCTCTTCAACACCTTTTTGCCTCAGGTCCGCAGCTTTCTTTTCGATATCGAACATCTCATTAGCAATCGCCGTGTGTGTAGCTTTGTATGCCTCTTCCCTAAGCGATGCTCTAACCTGTGCGGTCTCTTTTATCTTTTTAAGGATTTCTTTATCCGCTTCTTGCTGCTCTTTGCTCAGCCCGTTATTTTTATCCGCGGTCTCTTTGGCTGCTGCCTGTTTCTCTTTCTCGGCCTGTAACGTGGCTGCCTTTTCGTCCTCAAGCTGTTTCTTAGATTTAGAGTACAGTTCGCTTAAAGGTGTGTCAGTAAAATTAGTAAACATCTTGGCTACAATACGCGAGCTGTCATTTACCGAGGCTATTAGCTCTTTAAATTTCCTTACGCCATCAATACATAAGTTAAGACCACCAACAACGGCAGGAACAAACATATTTACTAATGGCAAAAAGGCATCTGCAATGCCTACTTTAATTCTGGACCATTGCAGATTTAAAACCTCTAAACTATCTGTAAGTTCATGTGCACCTTGTATATCGTTCTCGCCAATAGTATGTGCCCTTGCTAAATTAGCTTTTTTATCATCTAATTGCTGAATTAAGGGGATTAATTCACGGCCCCTAGTTCCTAACACCCTGGCAACATATTCCTCTTCTTGGCCAGATTTAGCAGCATTTTTATACCCTTCTGCCAGCTTTTCTAGCTGTTGGTTCATGGGCAGTAGTTTACCGCTGTCATCTGTTAAAGAAACACCAAATTCATTTAACGCTTTAACTGTTTCATTTGAGCCTTTACCAACTCCCATAACGGCACGCTCAACACGCATCATCGTACCGGTAAAAGCAGAGCTATCCACACCACTTACTTGTAAAATGCTATTTAGTGCTGCTGCTTCTTGAGTAGTGATATGCATACGCATAGACATCTTATAAATCTGCTCGCCTGCCTGTGCAGCATACATAGCGGCTCCTGCCATTGCCTTAAACGAGCCTATGACAACGCTAATTGCCGTACCAATGCCTAAAATAGCTGTGGTGCTCACTCCTGCCATTTGGGTAATGCTATCACCAATACTGCTAATAACACCTTTAAAGCCGCCACCACTTTGTAATGCTTCTTTGGCTCCGGTGATCATGTTGGTTAACACGCCACCACCGTTGCCGGTTCTCATTTGGGATTGAGACGCCTTTAGCTCATTATTGAAAGCTTCGGAGGCTGCTTTTGCCTGTGCCTGAATCTGCGCAGTTTGCGCGCTGCGATTAGCTGCAATCTGATTATTAAGAGTAGCCATCGTGCGCTGCTCTTTTAGCAAGCTTGTATGTAGGTTGGACGATGCAGCAACGGCAGCTCCTTTTTCGTTTACCATCTTTTGGTACTCGGCGTTAACCAGAATCAAAGTTTGCTGCTGGATTTTTAACTGGTTAGAAAGAGCCTGCTCTTGTATTTTCAGTTTGTCAGTAAGAGTGCCTGCCGGGCCAAGCTTTGCCGTATCTATATCCATTTGGATATTAATACGGTTCTTTTCAGCCCGCATTTTTGCAATGTTCTGTTTTACTGTTTTATCTGCGTCAATAAAATCTTTATCTAATTGGCTTAAGTCTAGCCCAAGCTCTATAAATAAATCGTCAACGCTTATGCTTTGTGCCATCTATAACACCCCGTCAATATAAGATATCGGCTCAACCTCTTCGCCGTTTTCTATCTTGTCTTTAACCACCAGCAAGTCTAAGAGGTAGTCAAGGTCTGTATTGTCTATTTCCTGCTGGGTCCATCCATAATCAACGTGGAATGAGCCATACAGGTTAATCATTTTTTCGTACCCGGAAAGCTCTACTTGTTTTCCGGGCTTTTTGCGTTTTTTGGGATTTGCTCCATTTTGCTGTTTACAAGCCAAATTACCCAAGTACAGATTTCTATATATTTAGGCCTGATTTCGTCAATATCTAGGCCGTTAAGTACATTTTCAGTGGTTAAACCAAAAACTATGCCAATTAATTCTGCGTATTTGGTTATATAATCTCGGTCGTCTACACTCTTTAATTCCTCTTCAATTTTTACAATCGTGCGCCAAAAAATAGCTTTTGGCTTCTTTGCAATTAATTCCTTACCATCGATTATTAATTTTGGGTTATCCATTCTGTCCTCCATTTATAAAAAAGAGGATGGCAAATGCCATCCTCCTAAATACGTTTACGCAGTAGGTTCTACCGTAGTAAACCAGTTAGTGCCTGTGGTTGCTTCAAAGCCTTCGGAATCGGAATCAGCCGTGCGTTTCCATTCGCTGTCATAAGTACGTGCAACAAATTTACCGCTGATTTTATCAGTCTGGAACGCCGGGGAATCCTTTTCAGTTTCATAGCTTTCCTCAGGTACGCCAAATTTGCCTTTAAGCAATTTCACATAACGGGTAGCGCCGCTTGCTTTTTCGCTCTTAAACATAATGCATACATAAGGTGCGCTGTCACTGCCTTTAGCAGTTAAAACACCTTTAGCTACTGTATGGCCAAGCAAGGCTGCCTGGTCGACCAAAGGAATTTCCTTAGCCTCAAATTCTACAGTGATTTCACCCAAAGAGGTTGCTGTTTCTGCCGGTGCATCGTCCGCGTAGAGTGTAGCACTCTTGCTATCAGGCTTTACACTTGCAGTAATAAGACCAGGGATATGTACCGGTGTGCCATAGGTTACACCAGCAGCATCATCCTTAGTGCATAAGGCATAATACAAAGAATTTAATTTAATTCTTGCCATTCTATTCATCCTTTCCTGCGATAATAAACCGCATTGACTTAATCTTTACACCACCATTGCTTGAATCTCCATACCAGGAATGTTTAAAGCCAAGGCTGAGCATTACATCTTCTACCGCTTTTGCGATATCATTTACAGCACTATCCACGCTTAAAATGCTTACCGAGTACGTGGACTTTGCATAAAGTTCTGTATCGTCCGCAAAAAGCGCGGGTGTGTTGCTGGCCTCGCCATACCATACGGAAGGGTACGTGCCGCCATCCTTAACGCCGTTATGATAAATTCGGTTTCCCACAAGACTTTTTAGGGCACTGCTGCCCGTTAAAGCCGCGTAAACCTTTTCATCTGCATTAAACATGGTCCGCACCGTCCTTTACCGCCTTAATTATGGCTTCTTTAATTTCATTGGTATGAGCATCCTTTGCAGGATACAAAAATGGCTTGTTAATTCGTGGGTCAAACTCCAAATATTGCCCATAGGCAACACCTTTATCGTTCTTAGCATTGGCGCTAATCTTAATACGTGTTCCTTTGGGGTTTTTGGTATAAGTTATGCTGGCCCTTAGTTTACCTGTCTTTACGGCGCAGCGTGATTTAGCATCATCTATAATAACCTTGGCGCCATTTTCTAGTTCTGTTTTTGCCGCCTCGGTAATTGCAAGGCCCAGAGCTGCTAACATAGTGCCTAAGTTCTTGTATCGTCTACTCATAAGGTACTACCTCTTTACAAGTTAGCTGGGTCCAAGTATTCTTTTCGTCTATGTTAATAGGTGGCCCTATCTGCTCAAATTTGCGCTTGCCTATCATAATTCTGTCACTGTAAATGACATTAGGATTATGCCGGATAATAATAATAGTCGTGATTTCATGAGACTCTTCACCATTTGCTAAAGCAACATGAGAAGTCTGGGCCTTAACTTTGGCCCAGACTATACATCTCAAAGAATATGGCAACGGGATAATATTACCGGCAGCGTCTTTCTTGTTTGCCGCTTTTAAAATCTGTATTCTGGTGTTGAGATCACCGGCGTTTATCATCTGCATTATGCATACTCCTTACTGTACTTAATGTGTGCTATCAGCATGTCTACCGTAAAAGGCGTTTCCTTGTAGTTTGCGTTAGACGCAGCGGTACGGTTATCGAACCAGTAAGAAATTAGCTGTTTTTCCGCAGTCTGGAAAAGCTTTGTTTCTGTAATATCTGTAGTGGCCGTTCCATCGTTGCCTATATACTTTGTCTTTCCGCATTGCTCAAGAATAAGCGCTTGCGCGGCTTCCATAAAATCACTGACTTGTGAATCCTCGATATTGTCATCAATATGGCAATACAGTTTAACGTTTTTCAGCGTTAAGGCCATACTAATCACCTACCGTAACAGTTACAACTAAATCCTGCTCGGCACCATCCGCGGTAGCTAAAACATGGAATGTCTTATCACCGTTAGCTAAAGCTGCTAAGTACGTGGATTTAATTGTCAATGTGCTGCCAGAAATGGTGTAGTTATCCGTATTGACTGTAGCACTTGCATTTTTCAATCCGGTAACCGTTGCATTTCCGCTAACCGTAATCACAACATCCGCAGCAGCGGCTTTACTGAATGTTGCCGTTTCAGGGGTCACGGTTAAGCTGATTTTTTTCTCAGCAAGCCAAATGCCTTAGTGGTTAATACAGTACCGTCAACAAGGCTGTATGCCATGTAATCAGTGTTACGGGCCTTTACATGATCCTCAAAGTACATGCTTACATCTTCATTGACATTAATTGCATAGCCGTCTTGTACATCGGCCAGGAATACTTCGCCATCGGCAACGCCATCCTCTTCATATACCGGAATACCAAACAGTTTACCAACGGTGCCGTTAGTAACATCCGGAATGAACATAGGCTTGCCAGTGTTATCAACGATGTTAGCAAGCTGGGTCCAAATGGTGTTATTAGTAGCGTAAATTTCTGCGTTACGCAGATAACCGCTCTTAACTAATGCCATCAAAGAGGTTAAATTCTTATAGGTAATGCCGGTTGCTTCGGCGTATTCCAGAATTTGCGGAGTGCTAGCTTCGGCAGCAAGAGCTGTCAAAATGCCTTTAGGTTGAGCCTTAAAGGTATCACTAGCAGTAGGCACGCCTTTACCATTAATAACTGCTGCTGCCAAAGCATTGCCCATCTTGTCTGCCAATTTCTTAGCAATGTAGGCCATAAATTCATTTACAGCCATCTTTTTGAGCTTCCAAGACACAGGAATTGCTTTAGCTAATTCACAGCCCTTTAAAGTAACCATACCTTGCGCGGTATCGCCATCTACAACGGCGGTAGCCTCATCATACCAAGTAGCGTCATCGCCGGAGCTTGTTTCAACGATAATATCTACATCGCCAGGGATAAAGGTTCTAACGATGCGGCGCAGAATAGGATGGCTCTTGTCAATTTCTTCCCAAATACCAGCACGCAGTGTATGAGGTACCAATACAGAATGATCTGCTTCGGTCATTGCTGCGGTAGGATTGAATTTGTCAAAAGCGTCCTCTTCAACTTTGGTCAAAGACTGGCCAAGCATGAATTTTGCAAAGGCAGATTCATAGGTCTTTTCCATGTCAACCGGTTCCAATACTTGCGGAATAACAACATCCACCTTTTTAGCAACAGGTGCAGTTACGGGGATTTTAACCTCGCCCAATGCAGCCATATTAGCCATTTCCAAAGCGTATGCTTCGTATTCCTTGTCCATCTTTTCAATGCTTTCACGCGCTGTCTTAGCTTCGGCTACCTTGCCAGCATCCAGTGCTGCCTTCATGGTGGCCAATAATTCGTTACGTTTTGCTAAATATTCTTCTTTGTTCATTTTTATTCTCCCTTCAACTCTAAATATGCTAACCGCTCACGTTCTGCGGCTATAGCCGTTTCATTTTTCCTAAGTTCCATATACTCGCTTAAAGCCTTAAACACCTTAGGTGGAATGATTAAGGCACTTTCTGCTGCTGCCACTTTAGGTAGCTGGTCTTGTTTATCCTGATACATAATTTCATCTGCAAAACCATTTTTAACGGCCTCCTGAGCGCTCATAAACGTTGTATTGTCCATGAGTTTTAACAGTTCCTCTTCGGTCTTGCCAGTCTTTTGTATGTAGCACTGGACACTTACCTTGTTTAACTGTTTCAGTTCCTCCGCTGTCTTTTGGAAATCGCGATAATCTCCTGTACCTTGGCATTGCACATTATGAATCATAATTTGCGCCAAGGGTGAAATTTGTACATGGTCAGCAGCGCACATGATCATGGAAGCTGCACTAGCAGCCAAAGACATAACACGTGCCGTTACTTTACCCGGATAATCTTTAAGCAGATTGTAAATTTCAAATCCGGCATAAACCATACCGCCTGGACTGTTTATATCCACAGTAATATCGGCATTTTTAGCTTTTTCTAAAAATGCTCTTACCTTACCTGGGCTGGTAGCCTCTTGGCCAATCCAGTTATAAACTTCTTGGTAGTCAGTAGGTACGATTGTGCCATTAATCAGTAGGTTTTTGGGTGGCATCTTGCTTTTTACCTCCGTTCTGGTCCGCTATTCCGGTATCTAACCGGCGTAAATATAAATCACCTTCCGGTGTTCCCGTAGGACCCATGTTAAGAATTGCACGCCATTGATTAGGTGTCATAGCTCCGCGGTCTACCATAGAAACCATAGCTAATTTAGTAGCCATGCTTGCGTATTGCAGATTAGTGGAATCAAAAATAATCTGATTGCCATATCCTATTTCTCTGCGGGTAAATACCTTGCGGGTAAATTCCTCGCCTAAGGCAACCGCAAATGGCTCTATAACACTTTCGTAATATGCGTTCCATTCGTCCTCACTGTAGGTACTCATTACAATTTTTTCGTTAGTATTGAAGTACTCCAATACACGCTTAGCTGTACGATCCTGCAACAAGGCATTAGGCACATAATCATTAGGCGCTATTTGTATTGCATCGGCATCCGCGCCGGTAGCAGCCACACCCACGTTCTTATTATCCGTGGTGTCTAAGAAATTATCTGCAAACTCCTGCGCACGCGTTTTGAGCTCTTCCGGCCTCATGCTGCGGCTATATTTCAATAGCCATTTAATGACACCGCTATTTTGAATGGCCGAGATAATACTGCCATCGCTTGCGGTTACAACTTGCATAAGAGGCTCTAACGTTTTCATATTGCCGGAGCCGAATAATTCATTATTCCCAAGGTCTCTTGGAACGTGGATAACATCCGTGTACGGGTATGTGACAGTCTTACCGTTCTCAAGTACAAACTCTAAAAACAACTGCATTTTATCATCATACTTAGCCTGTACGCTGTAAGCATTAATTGGATAGGCCTGCACGGCATAGCCGTTATCGTCTCTTAGAATTAATGCGAAGGCATTGCCGTTAAGCATATACTGCCACGCTAATTTTTCACGAAATTTTTGGCCGGTCAAAATTGGATTAGGAAAGCGCAATAAAAATTGGATATACAAATCTGAATTAATTTGTACATCCTTCCCGTTGCCCTTTAACTGTTTAGGTGTAAACTTACCAGCGCTTATTACAAAGGGTCGAATTATGGCCCGCAGCATATCGCTTTCGTAAAGTTTTCCGTTCCATTCCCAAATGCCATTACCTTGCTTGCTAACAAGCTGGTACATTACCTCAGTAGGATTTTTATTCCTGGTAACCAAATTTTTAAGTGTTTGTAAAATGTTCATTTCAGCCTCCAATATCCAAATCATATTCCGTAAGATGCGCTTTATAGATAACATAGGCATCAAGCAAAGCCGCAAAGCCATCTATGCGCGCCCGCTGGTTCTTGCCCTTATGCGGCTGGATATTATTGTTTTTGTCGGTCTCGATGTTAACGTTAGTCATGCACCATTTTAAAACTGGATTATTATTATAAATAATTCGTTTTGCGCAAAGGTCTGCTTTTAATTCCTTAAGCGGATTACTTAAAGTCTGCTTACCTTGTCTAACACCAATCATTGCTTTATTACCAAACTCGCCCGCCATCTCATCTACCCAATATTGAGCGGCCCATGCATCGTAGCCTACCCAGCTAATAAAGATATCGTACTTCTTGGATATCTCCCGGTACCACTCCGTAACGTATTTGGGATGGTTCTTATTACCAGGAATGACACGTACTAGGCCGAGGTCGCGCCAAACATCGTAAGGCACTTTATCCTCATGTACCCGGCGCTCGAAAACATCCTCAGGAATCCAGAACATGCCGAGATAGTAAAGCGGGCCGTCAACCTTATTCTTAAAAATGACACAAGCGCTTGTAAGGTCCGTTGTTTCTGATAAATCAGCGCCACCGATACCATACCGCGCTGCTGGTTGTAGCTTTGCCGGGTCAAACTGCTCTTTGTTTAAAATATCCTCGTAGCTAAAGTATGAATCAATGCCCGTCTCGCGGATATTGAAATCTTTGCATAGCAGATTTTTAACAAGCAGCGGGTTAAGCTGCGCTGCCTTAACTTTGCCCTGCATTTTTTCTAGCCGTTTTATGGTTCCTAGACCCGGATTAGCCTTTACCCATCTATCCGGCTTAGTCCATTCATCCCGGCTGTCCAGCTCGTAAATAATCGGTAAAATTCGGTCGTTAATCTCTATGCCGTCACCATAGCCGTTAATGATACGTTCAATCTCTTCATACTTGAGGTCAAAAATACCTTCGCGGACGGTACCAGCGGTAGTCGTTATAAAAATTAATGGCTGCTCCCTTGCGGAAGTGCCATCAACAACAACATCATATAAATTTTTATCTTTCCACGCGTGCACCTCATCGAAGAGGCCACCGTGTACGTTGAGTCCGTCAAGTGTCTCACTATCTGCCCCCAAGAGGCTTAAAATAACTTTCAGTATCGCTTGCATACATTTCCGCCACAAGCGGTTTAATCTTACGCAGCAAGGCAGGCGACTTTTTAACCATCCGCTTTGCCTCAAGCCAGATAATTTTTGCTTGGTCCTTCTTTGTGGCCACCGCGTAAATCTCGGCGCCGTGTTCCTGGTCTGCAATCATAAGGTAAATGCCAATAGCGGCTGCTAATGTTGACTTACCATTTTTGCGGGCCACCATGAGCCAAACCTCTTGAAATCGTCTAGTGCGGTCTACCTTGTGCACAAAGCCAAAGGTGGCAGCGACTAAAGCCTTTTGCCATAGTTCTAATATAAAAGGCTGTCCGCCTTTGGCACCTTTTGAATGTTTACAAAAGTGCTCTATAAAAATAATAGCGTGCTGGGCCTTCCGGCCGTCATATTCCCAAACTGATTTAGTATTATTCATATCCTGTATCAGTTTCTTGTAAACGGCACGGATTTTTTTATTGACTTTAATTTGCCCGGCTTCTATTTTTTGCCAATACTCGATTATAGGATTAGCGGGAGTTAATGAATTTTTCGAGTTCGTCATCTGTTTCACCCGCCGCCTTCTTTACTACCGGCTTTGGCTTGGGCAGCATCTTGTCAAGCTGAGCAATAATATCACCATAGCTCTTAAGTGTCGTTTCATATACGGTAACGTAAGTACTTTGCTTGGTAAAAAACTGTCTCGGCCCGTTCTGCTGCTTTTCAGCAAGATTATTGAGGTCGAGCATCTGATCTTGCAAATTTTTCAGGGTAACCGATAAAAAAGCAGCACTTTCAATGAGTTTCTCGGCCAAAATTTGCTTTACTGGTTCTAAGTCTTTGTAGATTTTCTTTAATCTTGCCTTTTCTCTTGTAATAGCGGCTTTCTTTTTAGAAATATCCGTATTTTTCACTATTTTAGGCAACTTTTTAGCCATTTTTATCGTTTATCCCCCCTTTGCTCAAAAAATGCCCTGTGTGTTTTTCTAATGACTGCGCTCGGTTTTTTGTTTTTTCGGGGAGGGCCTCTCGAATAGGGGGGCCTTCACTATATCGCCGTCCGCAGTAAAAGTTAATTCTTTTTTGATTGCTGTGCTGCTATCCTTGGCATGTTCTGCCGCGTGACAGTCTTGGCACACACATTTAAGGTTATCGAAGTTTAAAGTTATATCAGGGTTACTAATGTTCCCTGGTGTTATATGTATCTTATGATGCACTATGTTTCCCGGCTCCCCGCAGCGCTCACACAAGCCGTGCCTTAATTCTAAGTAGTCATGCCTACACTGCTTCCATGCCTTTGATTCATAGAATGATTTTGCAAAATCTCTAGCCATAGTACCAATAAAAAACCACCACCAGTATTACTGGCAGTGGTTAATACCCCAACTAACTATTTACTTTCTTTTTCAATCTCTTCTTTGGCTTGGCGTTCCTCTTCATCCAAAATGGCAAGTGCTTCTTTGTCGCCAAGCTTGGTTAAAGTGTCACGCTCCATCTTACGCATGTTATCAAAAAAGCCTGCGTCCGTCTCTGCCGCTAGATTGTCTTTTACTTTATCCATAATAGCTTACCTCCTGTTAACGGCCGTATGTATATGCCTCTTTACGGGTAACATAACTAAAGCCATAATGCTTAGCCGTTGTCTTATAATACTGATTCAGCACGCCTACTGCTGATTGTCTTGCAACATGCATTGCTACTTTTCTAGTAGCTCCACCTTTAGTAGCTTTCTTGTAGGATTCTGTATAAGTGCTTGTTATCTTTTTATTTAAGCGCTCATAGTCTTTATTAATCCTGTTATAAAAGCCCTTAGAGTTTGCCTTGGTGTTACGTTTCAAGATATAGTTCATTTCACCTTGTCCGGATGCCGTTGCTCTATGCTCGCTCCATTTAGATTTTAACATATTTGCCATATCTGCGAAAGAGAAAGTTCCACCAAATTCGGCTGCACTCTTTGGATGCCCATGTGTAACTGTCAGCCCTTTTACATCTCTAAGTGTCTCTGGGAATGATACTGAGGTAGAGTCCCCCAAATAAGCTGCAACAATTTTCCCGTCTTTATCCAGTGCAAAAAGTTCCTCATGTTTAAGGTTACGCAGGCGCCCTTCAATTTGTTCAAGAGTCATACCTTGAAATTTATTGATATCCATAGGTATTGCTTTCCCCCCGCCGCCTTCTGTTTCTTTTTTCAACCAGTCTGTTAGCTTTTTTGCATCTGAGCTTGCTCCGCGTCCACCCATGTTTTCAACCTCCTATTAATCGCTCTTGCGTAGTGACATGATTACTAATTCTCTTTACTTCACACTGGTACTTATACCCAATGTCTCCGCCATATTCAATAATGCATTTAGGCTGCAACATTTTAATTGCAGCATCCATGCCATCAAACCAAATATTAATAGATTCCTTGGAACGTTTAACACCTAAGGTTGAGACAGACACAACGCCACCCCGGTTCAATCCCGGAAAAACAAAACTCGTATGTAGCTTTCTCAGCCCAAGACAACGTAGGAATTACATTTGCATTAAAATCCTGCAACATCTGGCCTAGCAATCGTGATCTATATGTGTTCCAGATTTTCATACCTAAAGGCATGTCCATATACAAGCTAAAGTCTGGCGTTAGCACACACCCATATTGTGCCAGCTTCGGTAAGTACAGGTACGGCCTTTTCCAAAGCCGCTCAAACTGGTAATCGTCCAAGTAGAAATGCACACCGAGGTCCTCGCGTGTCTTTCTATGGCTTAGTACATAATTAAATCCTATAAGGTCTTTAGGTATATAATCACAGCGTTTTAACGTTGGTATCTGATACATCCCGCTTACCCTCGTTCTGTCCAGATATTCCAGATTGTATGTGTCAATATCTTTAACACGTGTATTGTAATCTCGCATGATATCTCCTATATGCTCAAAGAGAAGAGCACCCACTTTTCAATAAGTAGGCGCTCTTCTCCAGGAGGTTCTTTCAAATTCTCACACCTACACTATACCACATTTTGATGTGTCATTTTGTGCACAGTTTTTTTCTAAGTTCTAACAATGCCCATCCGTGTAATCGTCTAACATAGTCATACGTAAAATGCATTTCTTCGGCCACTTGGTGCAAGTCATAGAAATTAATGTAATGGTATTCCAGCACGGACCGCATCCGGTAATCGCTTACCGCTGATATTATGGCTTCGACTTCATGCATTGTAGAAATCAGGTCGTGTCTTTCTGCTTGGTATTCCCGCTCAACATCCGCAAGCAAGGCCGTTGTGTCAGCCATCGTGTCTTGACTTCCACCACCGCCTGGTGCCAAGCTGTAAGCCGGTGTCATTTTTTCTGCCCTTGCCTTTAGCTCTTGGTATTTGTCGTATAGCTTGTCTAACTTACTAGTACAATACTGATAGGCTTGCAACCTATGCTTAATCTCTTTTTTGCTTAGCATCTTTGGCCCTCCGTTTTGTCTGAAAGACAATCTCATGGTAACCATGAAAGCATGGCTGCACGTTAAAAAAAGGACAGTAAATAAGATTTTCTTGTTTGTGGATATACGGGCACTTAAGACAATTTACCATGTTCCACCTCTTTAATAAGGCGGTCCAGGTACCAACGGCATTTCTTTAAATCCTCTATCCCGTTTTTATCTTTCCACCGCCAAACGTATTTTAAAATATTCGCAGTACAAACAGCCTCAAACGGTTCCAGTCCTGTTACAACCGCCTTAATAGCTTCAATGCACTCAAGCCCGCCCTTTAAATAATGCTTTGGATGGCTCACCAAATCTGCTTTTGGCTCTGTTTGTAGCTTTGCCTCAAAATCTCCGCAAACCATATCCGCTTTTCTAAAGCCATTACCTTTTCTGCAACATAACTTGCCATCGCTCAACGTTACCGCATAATAACAATCTTTACAGTTCTTAATCATTTCTTTTTGCCTCCCACGTATTTATCAATCCTAGCCTTAAGGCTTTCCCAAAACATATTCCTGCGCCTTGTCCTTTTTGCTTAGTGCTTCTATCATGTCATCGTCACGGGTACCAACACATACCAAATGATGCACTATAACTTTTTCCTGTTGGCCCTGCCGGTGTAATCTCTTATTGGCCTGCTGGTAAAGCTCTAAGCTCCAATTAAGCCCAAACCATATAACGTGGTTCCCGCCTTGCTGTAAATTCAGCCCATAAGCACAACTAGCCGGATGGGCTAAAAGCACATCAATCTTTCCCGCGTTCCACTCTTCCATTTCCTTTGCGCCCTCAAGCCTCTTGTATTTCAGCTTGGTACCTTGCAATGCTTTCTCCAAACGTTCCAGATCATGCCGGAAGTTATAAAAGACTAACACCGGCTTTCCGTTTAACTGCTCTATCAGCTCTAAGAAAGCTTCAATCTTGCAATCATGCACCGGGTACCATTCATGGCTTGCATCGTATACAGCTCCATTTGCTAGCTGCTGCAACTTATTGCTTAATGCCGCAGCACTGGTAACATCTATGGTCGTATTGGCGCTCACAAGTTCCAGCACCATCTTTTTTTCCAGTTCGTCATAAGCGTTTTTTGCCTTGCTGTCTAGAATTACCGGCACCGTATCATAAACTATTGCAGGCAGTTCCAAATAGTCCTCCGCCTTCATGCTTATGCAGATATCAGCGACTTTGGGCCATTATGTTTTCCCATGCACAGTCTTTAGGGTCCCAACTGAAAATGGTGTTACGGTTCCTTTGCCCTGGCTCAAAGAATTGTTCACGGAAATGTGTGTAGTACTTTCCTAAACGCTGCCCGCCGTCCAAAGAAATACTTGGCTCCATAAGTCAAGCAGTCCGTTAGGTGTCGGTGTTCCTGTCAGGCATACCATTCGGTTAATATGGCTTCTAATCGCTGCCAGAGACTTAAAGCGTTTTGCCCTGTGGCTTTTAAAGCTGCTGCTCTCATCCGCCACCACCATGTCAAACGGCCACTCGTTCTTGTAATAGTCCACCAGCCAAGTCACGTTCTCGCGGTTGATTATATAGATATCTGCCGGTGTCAAAAGCGCTTTAACCCTATTTTTAGCGCTTCCAAGCACGGTTGAAATCCTTAGTCCACTCACGTTATCCCATTTTTGGCACTCCTGCTGCCATGTAGCTTCGGCCACCTTCTTTGGTGCGATCACTAAAACCTTGCTAACTAAGAAGCGTCCATACTTAAGCTCTTTAATAGCCATAAGGGTAATAATCGTTTTGCCCAGCCCCATGTCTAGGAATAATCCCATAGACGGCTTATTAAGCAACTGCTCATAACAATACTGCTGGTATTGGGTAAGGCTTAAACCTCATTTGTCCTCGCTCCTATTCGTCACAATCCGTACCGCTTAAAATTTCCTGCATTTTTAAAAATCTTTCAACATCCTTGGTACCATACAGCACTGTACTAACTGCTTTTAATCTTTGTAACCGTTCAAGCTGTAATAATTGCATTGGTGATACCTTTCCGCTATCTGTTTTTAGTTCCACGAAAATAACATGCCCGCCTGGTAAAATACAAATCCTATCCGGCACGCCATCGTTACCAGGCGAAACAAATTTATAAGCTATGCCTCCAAGTTTTTTTATCCCATCGACTAATAATTTTTCCACTTTTCTTTCGCTGATATTATCGGTCATAATTTTTCTCCAATTTCCACGCCTATAATAAAACTTAAAATTATAATTAGAATTTCCGCTAAAATAAATTCGTTAAAATCCCATTATCATTTTTTACACCTCGGTTCAAAACGTAAACATGTAACATTGATTCCTATATATACCCTATATATGGGCGCGTATAGAATTTATAGAATACACGTATACGCCTAAATCCTTATTATTGATATAATATATATAAACAATGTTTACATGTTTACATATTTGTGATTTAAGGCTTGGTTAAGCTGTTAGCACCGTAAACATTACTGTAAACATTTGTTAAAAACGTAAACATTGAATGTTTACACCTAATTTTTGACTTTTCAGTAGAATGTTTACGTTTGGCACAATGTTTACGGTGAATGTTTACACTAAAAAACGCGTTCAAAACCTCTTTGTATTCCACAATATCCATACCGTCTAACTGCCTTATTTCTTTGCCAGCTTGGAAGGTTACTAAGTATCTGGTTAATTTCCTGCACATCCTGCCTCCGCATAAATTTAGGGTCGCCGCCAAGACATTCGCACCCAAACTTCTAAGGCGCATACCTTATTCCGCTGCACTAGGTTCATGCCATCCGTTGATATAGTGCCGCCCCAAAATACGCGCCTTGCTCCAAGGTTCATCTTTTCGTAATTATCGGGTATAGGCTTGTCCACAAAGTCTTTAATAAGCCCTTCTTTGGTGCTTGCATCCCTGTGCTCTTCCTGCTTGCCCTTCGCAAAGTCCTCAAGCTCTTTATCAAAGAATAAAGGCTCTGCAAGCTTATAGCGCAAAACTGCCTCTGCCCAAATCTGGTCAACCTCATTCGGCAAGTCCTTCCAGATATCTTTTCTTGGTGCATTTATGCCGCAGTCAACCGGCCAAAAACGCCTGCCGCCCGTTGCATCTTTCAAAAAGCTAAACTCATTACAGCTACCGAAAAACACGCATTTTCGCGCGTACCGTTCTGTCCTGTGCCCGTAGGCTTGGCGGTAGATATCGTCACGTTTAGTTAAAAACTGTTTAATGGTAGCCAT